TTTTTGGTGCAGGTTCAGATTTACAGGTGTATCATGATGCCTCTAATAGTTATATTAAAGAAGATGGAACAGGCTCATTATTAATTTGGTCTACTGGTTCTGAGATAAAATTCCTTGGTGGCTCTGGTGCAGAAACTATGCTTGACCTCAATGTAGATGGTTCAGTAGATTTATATCATGATAGTGCAAAAAAACTTGAAACACAATCAGGAGGAGTGGGTGTAACAGGTAATGTAGTAGTATCAGGTACAGTAGATGGTAGAGATGTAGCTACAGATGGTACTAAATTAGATGGTATAGAGGCTAGTGCAGATGTAACAGATGGAGCAAATGTTGGCACATCTCTTACAAGTTTTAGCACAATCACTTCATTTCAAGGTTCAGATTTAATAGCAGTTTATGATACTTCGGCATCTGCTTGGGTAAAAGGTACAATTACAAATGCGGCTTTACAAGGACCAACAGGCTCAACAGGTCCAACAGGTCCTCAAGGACCTGCAGGAAACAATGGTTCGACAGGTCCCACAGGTCCGACTGGTCCATCTGGAGGAACTGGTCCGACTGGTCCAACTGGTCCATCTGGCTCGAATGGTGGTACTGGTCCTACAGGCCCTACTGGTCCGGCAGGACCTACTGGCCCAACTGGTAATGCTCAAACTGCTTGGAATAGTGTTGGTAGTTATGCAATGATTTCTAATCTTTTTGCATCAACTTATTCAGGTGGTGCCGCTTTAACCACAAATTATCTATATCAATCCAATGCTACAGCAAGTTCACGAAGTGGTGGATTGAGTGGTTCTTGGAGATTAATGGGTAGAACAACTGGTGGAGGTACTGGTAGTTCAGTATCTATCGCAGTCAGATATGCATAAGTATAGGAGTTATTAGAATGTCAATTACAATTACTGAAATTAGAAATGCAGTATCAATTAATGATGATGATACTGAATTTGAATTAGAGATAAACCACCCTGAACATGGTTGGATTCAATATTTACTCAATTCAATTGATACTGATACTACAATTAATAATAGTGCATTAATTACACTTATAGGTTCAAACTTTACAAAAATTACTCAATCAGAAAAAGATACAAGAGAAAGTTTGTGGCAAAGAACAATTAGAAATGAACGTCTGATAGAAGAAGTTGACCCTATTGTTACTAATCCTTTACGTTGGGCAGAATTATCAAGTGATAAACAAACCGCTTGGACAAAATACAGAACAGACTTATTGAATGTTCCTCAACAATCAGGGTTTCCTTGGACACATACATTTCCTACTAAACCATCATGATAAAAAGTACAATCGTTAGACCAAATTGGCAGATGTTCCACAAAGGTGTATCTGAATCACTTGTTGATGAAATTATAACGATGGCAGGTAAAACAGAAGAAGGAACTACATTTGGTGGACAAGATGCAAGAAGAAGTAAAGTCTCTTGGATAAAAAACCCACAAGTTCTAAATATGTTATATGAATTTGTAGATATAGCTAATAGAAATGCTTTTAAAACAAATATATTTAAAAAAGCAGATATTCAATATACTGAATATTGTTCGAAAGAAAAAGGACATTATGATTGGCATCACGACATTGATTGGAATGCTTATAAAGGTACCGATAGAAAATTATCCGTAACGTTGCAACTTTCAAATTCTAATGAATATGAAGGTGGTAATTTTATTTTTGATGAATGTCAATGTCCAGATATTAAATTAAAAGATAAAGGTACTGTATTAGTTTTTCCTAGTTATCTTAGACATAAAGTAGAACCAGTAACAAAGGGTACAAGAAAATCTTTAGTTGCATGGTTTGAAGGTCCTTACTGGCAATAAAATGTATGATAGCTGGTAATATTAGTTTAAAAACCTCTTATCTACCGAAAAAACAAGATGAAAAAAACATTACAAAATAATAGTGAATATAATGAATATGATACTGACGGAGATGGTGTTGTTTCTGATGATGAATTGAGTCATGTAAAAGAGATAAAAAAATTAGAACATGACCTTCGGAAACAAAGAGCGCAAAGGCGAATGGCAACTGCCAGTTTGGTTGGTATGGGTTGTTTTACTTTGGCAATGTTCTTTGTGGATATTGAACGAGTTAAGGCTCTTAGTGATATTTCAAATTTATTTTACATTAGCGGTGCTGGTATTGTGGGTGCATATATGGGTGCGTCTGCTATAATGAATAGGAATGGTAAATGACTGCATTTATGCTTGCTTGTTATCTAAATGGTGTTGCACAAGGTGGTATTTATTTTAAATCAGTAAATGATTGCACTTATTATACAGAACAATTAAGTGGTCAAACGTTTGACAATGTAACAGGACAAACTGTAATATATAAATGTATTTGCAAACTTGTGCCAAAAGTAGATGATAAGAAAGTAAAGGTGTATTAATGTTACAAGCACTCATAGGACCTGTTACTGGTTTATTAGACAAATTTATACCAGATGCAGATAAAAAAGCAGAACTTGCTCATAAGATAGCTACCATGTCTGAGAGACATGCTCAAGAACTTGCTCTTGCTCAAATAGATGTTTTAAAAGAAGATGCTAAAGGTAACTGGTTTCAGTCGTCTTGGCGACCTTTGATTGGGTGGATTTCAGGTCTCAGCCTAGGTATTAATTATATGGTTTCACCAATTTGTGCAGGGTTCGGAATTACAATACCACAAGCGGATATGTCTGTTATGATGCCTTTGATGTTTGGTATGCTTGGAATTGGCGGTATGAGGAGCTATGATAAGATGAAAAAAACGGATACAAAAAAATGAGTTTATACAGAAATATACACGCAAAAAGAAAAAGAATAAAAGCAGGTAGTGGTGAAAAAATGAAAAAAAAAGGTAGTAAAGGCTCACCTACAGCAAAGAATTTTGTACAAGCCGCAAGAAAGAGGAAAAAATGATATGTTATGTTTGTAAATCAGGAATGCAAAAACAAATGGTTGTTAAAGATGATATAATAAAAAATGTCAGACATATATGCCCTGTTTGTCAGTTGGTACAAGAAGAACAAGTAGATACCAGTTGTTCTAAATATTCAACATACACCGAATTAGAAGAATTAAAAGAGGTTTAAATGAATATAGAAACATTAAAAAGAGAGCTTATAGTAGACGAAGGAGTTAAATACGAGGTCTATTTAGACCACCTTGGCTACAAAACTTTTGGAATCGGGCATTTGTGTAAGGCTACAGACCCAGAAAACGATTTTGATGTAGGTCAAGAGGTTAGCAAAGAAAGAGTTGATGAGTGCTTCTTAAACGACGTTGACAGGGTTATTGAAGATTGCATCAAACTATATGAAGATTTTTATACATTACCTGATGAAGCACAATTAATTATTGCAAATATGATGTTTAATCTTGGGCGACCTCGTTTAAGCAAATTTATACGAATGAGAGAAAACGTTATAAATCATAACTGGAAAGGTGCAGAAACAGAAATGCGAAATTCAAAATGGTTTTCACAAGTACCAAACCGTGCAGAAAGATTATGTGCTAGAATGGGAGCAATCACAGTTTGAGTTATAGACTTCTAAAATTAAATTCTGGCATTGTAAAAGATATTACAGAATATGCGGCAGGAAAAAATGGACCTTTTTATATAGATAGTAATTTGGTTCGATTTAGAAATGGTTATCCAACTAAGATTGGTGGTTGGGAACAAGAAATTTATTATGACAACATAGATACCACCAATGCGGTAACAGCACAAGGTGCCCCTAAAAACGCTATATTTTGGAGAAGTGATACAGATGGTGAAGATAGAATTGCATTAGGTACACATAGTCATCTTTATATTATAAATAATGGTGTTTTACATGATATTACACCATTAAGGAAAACATCTACTAATTTAAGTAACCCTTTTGTTACACAACAAAATTCAACAACAATAACAATTACAGACACTAGTCATGATGCAAGAAATGGCGATTTTATAGTTATAGAACAAGCAACTGCAGTTGGTGGCATTAGTGCTGATACATTAAATAGAATTGAAGGTTATTCAATCACATATATAGATGCAAATTCATATTCTATTGAATCACCAACCCAAGCATCTAGTGGAGCAACTGGTGGTGGAACTGGTGTAGACATTAAATATCTAATTGGTCGTGATGAAAAAATGAATATTGAAAGTGCAGATACTGCCACAGGTTGGGGTGTAGGTACTTGGGGACAAAGTACATGGGGTACTGCAAGAAATATTGTTAGTGATAATATAGCATTAGAGGCAACCCAATGGTCATTACAATTATGGGGCGAAGATTTATTAGCAAACAATAGAGGAGGTCAGATATATTATTGGGACACCTCTGGTGGCGAAACAAATAGAGCCGCATTAGTTTCTTCGATTGCAGGTTCAAGTGATGTTCCAACAAAAAATAGAACAATTAATATATCTTTCCCAGATAGACATTTGATTGTTGGTGGTACAACCACAATTGGTACAACAAATTTAGACCCAATGTTAGTTAGATTTTCAGACCAAGAAGATTTTACAAATTTCACACCAACTGCAACAAATACATCTGGAGACCAACGATTAGAAGTAGGTAATAAAATTATTTCTATTATACCGACAAAAGATGAAACCTTTATTAATACAGATGAAGCGTGTTATGGAATGAACTTTGTTGGACCACCTTTTACATTTGCTTTTAGACTGTTAGCAGTTAATTGTGGTGCAATTGCAATAAATGGTTCAATAAGTGTTGATGGAAATGTTTATTGGATAGGAAAAAGTAACTTTTTTGTCTATAATGGTTCAGTCCAAGAATTGCCTTGCACTGTTAAATACTTTGTATTTAATCGAATACAACAAAGATTTATTGATAAAACATTTGTCGGTCAAAATAAAAAATTTAATGAAATAACATGGTATTATGTAAGTGAAGATAATGTACAAGGTTCAGTTAATCCTGACCCAGACAGTTATGTTACCTATAATTATGCTGAAAATACATGGGTTGTTGGGGCATTAAACAGAAACGTTTGGTTAGATGCTCAAGGTTTTAAACTTACACCTTTTGCATTTGATGGCGATGCAAAGTTATACAATCATGAAACTGGTACAAGCGATAATGGAAATGCTATGAATTGTTTTATAGAAAGTGGAGAACTTGAAATTGATGAAACAGGTAATAGAACATTCTTAATTGATAAATTAGTACCAGATGCAACAATGACCTCAGATACAAGTCTAAATATTGAATTTAAATGCAAAAAATACCCTAATGGTACTGAGGTAACAAAGGGACCTTTTACAGTAACATCAACCACAGAAAAAGTAAGTACACGAGCCAAAGGCAGACAAATAGCAATTAAATATTCTAGTAATGGTACAAATGATGATTGGTCAATCGGCGATTTTCGTATTAATGCAACTGAGGATAGTTTTAGATGATAAGATTACCTACACCACCAAGTGTTTTTAAACTTACAAATTCTTTAGATAGTATGAGGCAATTATTTAATTTTTGTAGAAATTTGGTATCTGCATTAGAGATACAACAAACACAAAATAGCAGAACAACACAAGCACAAACTCAAGAAACAGAAAATCAGGCATCAGCAAAGGGATTTTTCTTTGGCTAATAATTATAAAAATGCAAAAGCTGATTTAAGTTCTACCAGTGATACCACAGTTTATACCTGCCCTACTGCGACACAAACAATTGTAAAAAGTATATTAATCAGTAATGATAGTGGCAGTTCAGATACTTTAAACATAACATTGACAAATACCAGTAGTGCTGTTTTTTCTGTATTTAAGGCTAAATCTGTAGCATCTAATACAACAGTTGAATTATTATCACAACCACTTATAATAATGGAGAGTGAAATTTTGAAAGCACAGGCAACAACTGCAGATAGATTGCATATAATTGTCAGTTTTTTGGAGGTTAATTAATGGCAATAAGAACAGTAAATCCAGATGGCACAGTAACTGGCGAAGTTGACACTCTAGACAATAGATTAAATATTACAAACAGTTCAATAGTAATGCCTCAATTAAAAGATGCTATTTATGGTGCATTTGGTGATGTTATTACATTAGATGATGCAGGAGATACTACAGATGCCGATACAGATTTTAAATATGGTGTTTATCAATTAGCTACACAAAAACCAGACCTTGAGGAAGGCGAGCTTCAAAAAATATATGGTACAGGCGAAATGCCTATATACGAATGGGTAAAGACAATACAAACTGGCGAAAGAACCTACGACCCTAATGATTTTGAAGATAGAAGAAGATTAGAAGAATATAAAAGACTTGGTGCGCAAGAGGGTATGTTAACACCAGAGCAAATAGAACAACAGATGATAGCAGATACTGCAACAGGTGTCGTTAGTACCGTAGGTGTAGGTGTTGGTAAATCTTTGGCAGAAGGTGGCGATATTACCTCTGGTATAAAATCAGCCTTTGGTTTTGGCGATTTACCAAGTGATATTTTAAAACCTTATAGAGCTAGTGAATTAAGTAAATTTGCGAGAGGAGAATTAGATACAAAAGGCTTAATATATAATGAGGGATTAGCTAATCGTGATGTAGCCAAAGCATTTCAAAATGAGGATTTATATGACAAAATTGCAAAGAAAGATAGAATTAATATTGCTGGAAAAGGCGAAGACCCAATATATGCCTATAAAGGTGATGGAGATGTCATAAAAGGTTTAGATAAAGCTGATACAGAAAATATTGGAGGCGGTTTTCAAAATTATAACGATAAGACAATTCCTGACAAATCAAGATATTTTGATAGAGTAAAAGCAGATGCAACATCAAAGTCTACTTTCTTTTCAAGTGCAGGTGCAGGTATAGGTACGTTCTTCACAGATTTATTATTAACAAAAGGTAAAGACCCTGCCAAATCAGCCAAAAAAGGTGCTGGAGCCGCGGTTGGTACATACATTGGTACTGTATTAGGTGGTCCAATAGGTTCAGTAGTTGGTGCTACTGTTGGTGCTTCTTTAGGTGGTCGTGTAATATGTAATGAATTACGAAGACAAGGTTTAATGAAAACTAAAGATGTAACAATAGACTATAAATTTACAATGGAAAATCTTAGTCCCAGACATATCAAAGGTTATCATTTTTGGGCACCACGAATTGTTTTAGGATTAAGAAAAGGCAAAATGGTAAAATTTTGGCATCATATTGCACAACATAGAAGTAACGAAGTACAATATTTAATGGGCGAAAGAAAAAAACCAGATTATCTTGGAAAATTGTATCGTCATATATTTGAACCAATTTGTTATATTATTGGAATATTTGCAAAAAAAAGAGATGTAAGTTTTTTATGGAAGGAGAAAGTATAATGGCATTAGAAGATGTTGGAGTAGAACCACCAAACGAAGAAGTAAGAAAAATGATATTTAATCCGTCAGAAGAAATGCAGACGGTATTAATGATGCGATTGGCAGAAATGACCGAAGACGAACTTAACTCATTAGATGAAGCAATATCGCCTAAGGTTATGAATGTACTGATTAAATTTTTACCAGAACTACAAATGCTAATTGAAAAAATTGGTGATTTAAAGGCAGAACCAAAAGAAGAAATGAAAGAACCAATGCAAGAAAAAGAGATGCCACCAGAAGAAACAATGGGAGCATTGAAAGATATTGCATGATACGAAAAGCAACAGCATTAGATATATCAGCATTGGTTTTGATGCTTGATACGATGCATAAAGAAACAGAAATAGATGTGCCAAAGATTAATATGGTCAAGCTTGTAGATAAAATTAATCAATTGATACATACAGGTCTAGTACTTGTATCGGTAAAAGATAATAAAATACAAGGTTCTATAGCAGGTTTAATATCTCAGGATTGGTGGAGTGATGAAAAATACATTGCAGATGCTTGGTATTATGTTTTTAAAGACCAAAGAAAAACAGATGTAGCAAAAAAATTATTACAAGACTATATAAAGATATCAAAAGATGCTAAACTTAAAATAAGATTAGGACATATCTTTTCTGGTGACCTAGAAAGAAAAGATAATTTATTTAAAAGGTTGGGTTTTGTTAAAGCAGGCTCAATATTTGTGGAGGCCTAAATGGGTTCATTATGTACCAATCAACCTATTCAATTACCAGATTATAAAGAAACAGTTACAGGCACAACATTACCAGCATATGTTGCGGCAGGTGGTAAAGAACTTTATGAACAGGCAAGAGAACTTTCAAAATCAGAGTTTCCTGCATTTCAAGGCGATAGAATAGCCACATATGGCACTGATGCAGATGGTAACCCACTTAGAATGACAGAAAGAGAGCGAGAGGGTTTAGACTTACTAGCATCAGGCGAAGATGCATATGAAGATATTCTAAAAGATGCGACAACCATGGCAGGTAATCTAGGTGGAGGTTTTGAAGCAGGTACTTTTACAGCCACAGATGCAGATAAACTTGTTGGTGATAGTTTTGAAGCAGATAAATTTATTGCAGGTCCTGATTTTGATATGTCACCAGCATTTACAACACCAACATTTGATAGAGAGTTTGAATTTCAAGATTTTAATCCAGAAACTGCTAGTCGTTATCAAGGTATATTTCAAACATCAATTGACCCAGCAATTGAAGAATTAAACAGACAAAGAGATTTAAGACAAAGACAAAATGCCTCAGATGCCATAAGAGCAGGTGCATTTGGTGGTTCAAGATTAGGTTTAAGAGAAGCAACAACAGATGCCGAAATTGCAAGAGCAGGTTCAGATTTAAGAAGACAGGCAGGTAGAGAAGCATTAGGTTTTGCATCAAATAGGTATGATACTGATAGAACATTTGCCGCAAATAGATTTGATACAGATAGGAGAAATTTTGAATCTGATAGAGCATTTGATGCAGATAGATTCGATACAGATAGAATGTTTCGTTCTGATAGATTTGATAAAGACAGAGCATTTGATAGAGGAACATTTGAGGCAGACAGAGCATTTGGTGCTAGTAGATTTGATACAGACCGACAGGCAAGATTTGCAGGAGAAGATGCTAGAAGAGCAGGTTTTGAAACTGGTGAAGCGGCAAGATTACGTGGTTTTGAAACAGATGAAGCTAGTAAATTAAGAGCCTCAGAAACATTAAGTGCTCTTGCACCATTAGCACAAGGTTTACAAGAACAAGTTGCATCAGGTTTGATTACTGCAGGTCAGGCTGAAAGAGAATTAGACCAACGAGCATTAGATTTAGCTTATGGTGATTTTTTACAACAAAAACAATATCCGTTTGAAATGTTAAATTTTGCAATGGGTGCATTACAAGGTGTGCCATACGAAACAGTGCAAAGGTCGCAAATTACAGGTAATCAATTTATGCAACAACCAAGTATATACGGACAAACATTAGGTGGTCTTGGTTCATTAGCTAGTCTTTATGCTTTAAGTAGGAGAACATAATTGGCAATAGAAGATATACTTAAAAACCTTAAGGCATCAACAGGTTCTGCAGATAGTATGATACAGGCTCTTAGTGGAGGTGCATCTAATACAGATTTATCTTCTTTAGAAGGCGGTGCATTAGGTAGTTTATTAGACCGACTTGTACCTAAAAGAGAGCCAATAGACCCTGCCTTGTTGGCATTAATAGGTTTTTCAGAACTAGGTGCAAAATCAAGTGTGCCCGGAGCAACAGCTTTTGGTGCTGGTAGTCAGGCATTAAATACCGTTGCTAAGGCATACCTTCAAGACCAAAGAGACCAAGAAAAGTCAGACCTAGCTAGAGCAACAACTGGAATATCTTTGGCTACACAACTTGGTAAACCAAAAACAGAAAAATTATATTCTTTTACAAAACCTACAACTATTGATGGTGTAACCTATAAAAAAGGTGCTACAAAATTTTTTACAAATAAAGAATTAAATAACCTAGACGATACCGTTAAAGCAAATATTGTTACATATTCAGCACCAAAAGGTACAGGTGAGATAGAAACTTACATAAGCCAATTTGATGGAAACCTCTACCATAAAAAAGGACCAAATAAAGGTAAAAGAGTTGAAGATGATAGCGGAAAATTCATAAATTATGAAAAGACAGAACAATCAAGTATTGGTGAAAACGAGCAAAAGGTTGATATTTTTGAAAAGAAAGATGATGCCAAAGCAAAAGAAGAAGTTGCATTTGCACCACTTAATTTAAAACAAAAAGAAAATTTTATTAAGGTAAAAGATAAATACCAATCTAAACAATTTGTAAAAGATTATAACGATAAGTTAGGTCATATGGACAATGTTTTTACAGCATATAATCAAGTTTACGAATTAGATAGACCGGGCGCAGGTGACCTAGCACTTATATTTAGCTTTATGAAAATGTTAGACCCTCGCTCTGTAGTTAGAGAAGGTGAATTTGAAGTTGCAAAAAAGGTTGGTGGACCTGCTGATTTCTTGGTTCAAACTGCAAATTACATTAAAAATGGTGGTATTCTTTCAGATTTAACAAGACGTTCATTTAGAGATTTGGCATATGCTCAATATAAAAATGCAACTAACAATTTAACAACACAAAATGAAGAAGAAGTTAACGTCGGAGAAGTGCTTGGTTTAGAGAAAAAAGTTATTGAAACATATATAAAATCGCCAAAACAATATACTCTTGCAACAGATACATACAAAATAATATTACCAAAAAAGACAAATAAACAAGAACTATCTAAATTCTTTCTAGAAAACAATTATACCGTAGATGATATTGAATATATGCTTGGTGGCGAAAATGTAAAAGATAACAATTCGCTAAAAAGAACCATATTAGATATATTAAAAGATGTTCAAAATAAACGTATCGTTTTAAAACCAAAAGTAAGGTAGAGATATGACTCAGCATACAGACGATAAAGACGATAAAAATAAAAAAATTAATCAAGAATTACAAGAAGTACTTAACAGTATTAGAGCAGATGAACTCAAAAATGCTGAGGCAGGTTTAACTGCATCTGAAAGAATACGACTTATTGCTCAGGGTGCATTATTAAATTATAGCGATGAAGCTATTGCCAAAATTAAATCTCTTTTATCCGATAAATCATATGACGAAATTGTACAATTAGAAAGAAATATTCTAGCACAGGCAAGAGAAAAAGACGGTTCTTTAAAATATGAATTTGGTGGAGCTATGGTGCCTTCATTATTGGCATTACCATTTACAGGTGGAACAAGTATACCCTTAACTATGGGTAGAGTTGCATTAATGAGTGGCGGTCAGGGATTGGTCGCATCATATGGAGCACAAGATGATACATTAGAACCAATTGAAGTTGCAGTAGAAACTGGTATATCTACAGTTGCAGGACCAGCTTTTGCTAAATTAGGTCAAGCTATTTTTGGTATTGCCAAAAAGGGTTTTGAAAGTACCTATGGTGCAGTTATGGGTAATCTAAATAAAAATGTAGAAGATAAGATTATTGAAATTGCAGGTAAAGCAGGTGTTTCTACAGATGATATTATTGAGGCTGTACAACAAGGTAAAATTATACCAGAAATAAACGAAACGATGGTAGATAATATAAGGGCATTGTATGCAAAATCATCTGCCGCAAGTTCAATATTAGCACCAGCATTGAAAAAAAGAGCAATAGAAAAACCAAGCGCAGTAACTGCGGATTTACAAAAATCTTTAGCTAAAGGTCAACCAACAGGTAATATTTTACAAGATATACAACAATCAGAAAAGGCATTAAAATCTGCGCAAAGCAAAGCATATGATAAAGTTTTTAATGCTAATAAAAACTTAAATAATGCAGAAGTCGATAATTTAGTTTTAGAAGTAGTAAACAGAGTTAATCCAAAGGCAATCACAAAAGATATAAATTTAATTAATACAATGAAAGGTTTGCCAGAGGTCTTTAAAAAAAATAAAGATGGTTCGTTTTCATTAAATAGAAGCCTATCTTTAGAAGAAGCAGAAAAAGCTTATAGAGTGGTTAGAGACTTTGGTCAAGGTTTGGCACGTAAAGATAATAAATTTGAAGTTTCAAGTGGTGTTACTTCTTTAGCTAATACATTAAAGGCAAAAATAGATGAAGTTTCGCCAGACTTGGCTAAGGTTAGAGCCGATTATAAAAAAATATTTGATGGCAGAGACAGATTTCAAGAAGGCGAAAACCTATTAGGTCTTAATGCTGATAAAGCTGAAATAGATATAAACAGAATTATAAATATGAAAGACCCAGATATGTTAAAGGCATATAGGGCAGGTATAGCATCAAATATACGGTCAATACTTGACCAACGAGGTGGTAAAGGTGCTTTTGTAAGACGATTAAATAATCCAGAGAGTAAAGAAAGACGAATCTTACAAAGAATTATACCAGACGATGAAATTGATAATATTATAAAAGGTTCAGATATTGCGGTAGGTGCAATGGATGCTAAGAATACTATTACCAGAGGCTCAAAAACATTTATTACAGAAGGTAGGGCAGAAGATGTTAAACCAACCAGTATAACAAAGATTGGTGCAGATGTTTTAGAGGCTGTAAATTTCTATAACCCAATTGCCGCAATTAGAGCAATTAGAAATTTAATACCTGATTTATCAAGAAAAATGAACGATAAACAATTACGTCAACTGGCAGAAACATTAATAGAAGAAGATGCAGATAAAATAAAAGATGCATTTACAAATGCAGAATCAAGAAATGCTATGTTAAATAAGTTACAAAGATTGGCAAATACAATAATCTCAGGTGAAACCACAATTACTGCTACACAAGTTCCGAATGTGGTTGACCCAAATATAAGGCTTGATATGGATGCTTTTGCATCAGAAAATGACAAAGATATTTCACAATTTTTAACTAATATACCTATGTCTGCTAGAATGAAAATATTAAACAGTTTGGATATGACGTGAAAAAGCCATCAGTACAAGAAATACATGTAACATTAGAGAAACACATTGCTGTTACAGAAGAACGATGGGTAGAAACTATATTACGAATAAAAAGAATAGAACACATAATGATAGCAACCTCGGGAACTGCAATTGTTTTGCTTTTAGGTTTGCTATTGAGGTGAGCCAATGGAAATAGTTACAGCGACTTTAACTGGCATTGCTCTCATAAAAAAATCAGTCGATTTTATAAAAGAAAATATCAATACAGTACAAGATATATCAGGTATCGCCAAACAGATAGATGCTTTTTTTGAAGGCGAAGCACAAATGAATAAAGGTCAAGGCAAAGGTCTTGGTATTGCCGAACAATTTGGCATCGAATCTACTGCCACAGATTTTATAGATAGAAAGTTGTTAGAAGAAAAACGACAAGAACTTAAAAATATAATTAATCTGAGGTTCGGACCAACTGCGTGGGACCAGATATTGGCAGAGAGAGCAAATCGTATAAATGAAGCAAAAGAACAGGTTAGATTACAGAAGATAGAAAAGAGACAACAACAAAAAGAAATAATTGATTTTTTACAAACTGCAGGAATAGTTTTTTGTGTGATTGCTGTTATAGGTATTGTAATTGCTATGTATGTAAAGGTATTTGCCTCTGAATTAGCATACGAATATAAACCTAGAGATTACACAAGACAACAAAAGATACAACAAGGAACAATCATAGAAAAGGTCTATACAACTTGCAGATTAATGAAACAAAAAGTATTTAAAGATAAAATGGCTTGTATATATGTAGGTGCTCAAAAAACATATGAATTAGAATTTACGGATATTGCAATTGGTTGTCCTCGTAAATATAAATGTGTATTAAATCCAAATGGCAAAGAACCAAATATTGACCAAGTTATGGAAAGTTTACGAAGTATTACTAAATAAATGCCTAAACAAATTATAATATCTCTAGATGAATTAAAGAAAATCAAATTAAATGAAAAAGAATTGTATTTGATGTTAAATCTTTGCGAATATTTTATAATTAATGAAATATCAATTGCAGAAAAAAGTAAAACTAAATTAACAAATTTAAAACCAATTGAAAAATTAAAAGATAGAATAAACTTTTTATTAGGAAAAACGACATGACTATTCGCCAATCTTCATCATGTCTTTTGGTGGGGTGGGAGAAAACATAGTTTCCAAGGCGACCCAAACCAATTATTTTGCTATTTTACCTTTCCATAAGAAAATTGCAAAACAATTACGATAAAACTGTTGGTTTTTCTTTTGGTCTAACATCTGATTATTAGTACGTTTTTTGGCTAAGTATGACACAAAATGGTCTAGGTTGACACGTGACGACACCATTAGCCTAGTTATATAATAACCTCTCTTAAAATCTTGTTGTACATAGGCATCAACTAATAAATCGTAAATACTTGTTTTGCCATTTATAATATTCATTATTGTCACTCTGTCCTCCATAATCTAACACCAATACTTTTTCTGGTTCTGCTTGGTTCGTCTTCATAAATTTGTCTGCTAGTATATTTATAACCAGCCTTCTTGAATGCTCTTGCAAATCTTTGTACTTCTGTACTAGCAAGAAATTTGCCTTCAAAATATATACTATCGCCTATTTCCATCTTTTTTATTGTTTCTTGCTCGATACTAGATTTTGGAAATATTGGTATATTTTTTTCAATCTTAATCAAGTTGTTCACACATAGTTATTTTATGTTTATCATCAACAAGCAATTCAAGTTCTTGTAATGACGAACATTCAACTATAAACTGTTTATATTTACCATGTTCTGGCATCTCTGGTAGTCCGTCAAATAGCCTTATTTTAACAAAATATCTATTATCCATTGTTTTCTCCCAATATTATTAATCAACAATTATATTTACAAGAGGTCTTGATGGTGGAGTACAACAAGCATAAATCGCAACCTTTGCAACTGGGTTGTCTTTTATAATATGTGCCTTGAAATTTCTTGCGTGTTCAAT